GCTCATATTCACCGTAGGCTTGTACAGCCTTGGTGGTGAGTGCTGCAACACCAACCCCGGCTGCGACGAACGCCGTTCCGATGCCTTTTGCGACAGTTCCAAGCGTGGAAATGCCGGACTTCAGCCGAGCAATGCGGCGGTCATGAATCTCCGCCTCTTCTCGCGCCTGCTGCTCTGCGATGCGCTTCTGCTCGCGAGCTGACTTTTCAGCCTCCCGCTGCTCAGCTCGCGCCTTCTGCTGGGCGTAGCGCTCTGCGTCGCGTGCGCGCTGTTCAGCATACTTGCGCTCATCACGAGCGGCCTGCTGTGCGTACTTTTCCGCGTCCCTTGCCGCTTGAGCCTCGTACTTTGCCTTGTCGCGGGCGAGCTGCGCGGCCTCCTTGCGTCGGTTCTCGGCGTACGTTCTCTCGTCGCGAGCCTCCTGGGCGGCGTACTTCTCAACGTCACGGGCTTTCTGTGCTGCGTATCGCTGCTCGTCCCGGGCAGCCTGCGCCGCATAGCGGGACTCGTCGCGAGCCTTCTGAGCAGCATACTTACGGGCATCAGCGGCCTCGCTCTGCGCCATCTTGGAGGCGGCCTTCTCGGCGTCTTCCAGGCGCTTGAGGTAATCGCTCGTGTCAACGGTCAGCTTGGCGTAAATGTCAAACAAGTCCATGCGCTACGTCACCCCCTTCACCTTCAGACCGGCGCGCTTGATGATGTCTGCCGCAATCTCGTCACCTGTACGCGTGTCAACCTTCGGCGGGTTGATGACGTCGTAGTACCGCTGCTTGGTGTACGCGCCGCCTCCGAATCGAGCGGTGTTCTCCGAGATGATGCGCAGCGTGTCCGAGACGTACACGCGGTACGTCTCCGCATGCAGGTCTTCGAGCATGCGGGCTTTGGCGTATTCGAGGAAATGCTTCAGACTGTTTCCGCGAAAGTCGTTTAGATAGCAGAAGCAGCGGCAGCTCCCTGCGCCGAACTCGTAGCTGTTGCTCCCTCCGCAGACATAAAAAAATCAGCGAACATCGGGTCGCTGATAAGGTCAGCCAAATCCGTGATGAGCTTGCCGAGAGTCAGGTCTGCTGCGTACTCATCAGCCGGTACAAGGTTGATGGCCGCAAGGATGGCAACGAGGTCGTCCTTGTGGTCGCGCATCAGAGGGGGAAGACCCGCAGCGAGACGCTTCATCGCGACGGCGCGGATGTCCGTGCCCTCTGGAACCGTCTGCTTCTTGAACAGAGCCATGGCCTTCTTGTCAGATGCGATATTGGTGATAGGTACGATGCAGTCGGCAATGACATCGAACACATCGGCACCCTTGATTTCAGAAAGTTTCATATCTACTACCTCCACTGCGTACGTGCTAAACAAATAAGGGCAACGGCCTCGCAGCCGTTACCCTTCGTCGTTGTCATGTTTATCGGGCAGCTCGACAGCCGCCGCGTCATCGTCCACGGTCTCGTCCGTGGGTGCACTTCATGCGGCCGGAGACTCCTCCGTGCCCTTCTTGATGTAAATCTCGAAAGGCACCGTGGACTGGTCTTCGATGCTGTAGTGCCCGGTGAACTCGAAGCTCAGCGTGCCCTTGTTCTTGTCCGCCGTCTGCAGCTTGAAACCGCCGGTGGAAAGGGCGTTGAGCATGTGGATGGCAACGAAGCCGCCGTTGGTGTCGCCGTTCTTGCTCGAATAGTCGCCGACGAGCCAGATGTCCTCGAAGTCCGTGTCGAGTACGTCGTTGCGCGGCGTAATCTTGTCAGCCGTGCCGTCCTTTGCGGTGTCGGCCGCGCCGACCATCATCTTCGCTGAGGTAGCCGTCACGGTGACGAAGCTGCCCGACATCTTGACCTCCCACGAGTCGAGCTTCTTCAGCTCCTTCGTGTTCTTCGGACAGTTGTCAATATCCTCGCCGAAGTCGGTGTACGTCGGCGTTGCCTCGAACGAGATGCCGCCGCTCGTAGCTGCGAGAATGTCACCAATCTCACCCGAAGACGGCGTAAAGGTGGTAGAAAGTACACCGGCGTTCAGCTGAATCTCGTCGAACGCGGTGTCGGGAATCTTAGTAAACTTCATTCGTTGGTCACTCCTTTAATCAATAGTCAGAAACTCGGCGGACACGTTGATGTACCGCCTCTTGATGCTCAGGTCGTCGTATGGTGCAGCCTGACACCACGGAGAGCTTGCGTGCCATGGCGTTAATCTCCGCCTCGGAGTCGGTGCGAGCGTAGATGTTCACCGTGATTGCCTGGTTCTCGTCACCGAACGACCCCTCGTTCCACGCATAGGTCAGGTACGGCGTCTTCGCGTCGTCTGGTACGGCGGACTGTGGGTATGAGCGCATGACGCCGTTGAAAAAGTCGTTGATTGCTTTTGCCTTTGTCGTCATTACGTCTCACCCCATTCCACCGCTGTGACCTGTTTGAACTGGAACGTCGCGCAGTCGGGCGTCGCCGTGTCCTCCTGGTCGCTCACGACCCGGAACAGCTTGCCGTCGGACTTGCGCATGAACACGCTGTGATACGGCAGGCTCATGGCCTTGTCGAACGTAACCGTGTACGTGCAGGCAGCCTGCTCTCTGTCGGCGATGACGCTGTCCGCGTCTTTGTCCTTCACGATGGCTGGCTCGAACGTCTCGCCGTCCGTCCAGTCCGTGACGTATCCGCCCTCGCCGTCGGGCGTCTGTGTCTTTACCCGCACAACGCAAGGCGTGCGGAAGAAATCAATCAAGCTCATATCTTCCTCCACTCGTTCAGTTGCGAGCGGAACACCTTCTTCCAGGACAGCGGAGCACCGTCCGCGTCCGTGTTGCGCGTGTAGCTGTAACCGCCGAAGCTCTCTGACTTGTAAGGAGACGGCTTGGCTTCCGCCCGGTTTTCGTAGTCCTCAATCTCAGCGACCAGCCGGGAAAGAGCGGGCGGTACGTTGAGCGCCCAAATCGTGCCGGTGAACGTCTCATCGGTCAGCGTCTCCGCAGCGTATGCGAACACGCCGTCGTTGAACGTGGAACCGCAGATGCGGAAGAACTGACCGTCCTTCAGGAAATCGGACAAGTCGATGCTTCCGTCCTCGATTGTGAACGTCCCCTCGTGTACACCGTCAGGAGCCACAAACCAGTTATGGAGATGGCTCAGTACAGAACCCATCATTTGCATGTGCTTGTCCTCCTTCCTTCGTTACTCGGTGGCCTTGGTATCCGCGGCCTCGGCGTCTGCCTTGGCTGCGGTCTTGCGTGCGGCAGGCTTGCGCGCCGTCTTCTTGGCGGGCGTGTCCTCCACAACAGTGAAGCGAGCATCGTTGAGCATCATTGCCTCGACAGCCTCGCTATGCG